GCCACTGCCGCAGAATCAGAGGAATCAAGGAAGGTGTGCGGGACTCGAGCGGCCAGAGACTCGCACTTGGCACGTGAGAAGACAAAGGCGAGTGCCGGCAGCCCATTATGCGTCTGTAGCCAGGCCAGGGTCTCGTGAAGGGTATGGTCGAAACTCTTAATATGCACCTTGCCTGAGATAGCCCCCTCAGTCCCTGCACGTCGCTCATTCTTCACCTTCTCGATGAACTTGTCCTTGGCCGTCAGGTCACCCTTTCGCTCAGCCAGCCAGGCCCTGTAGACATCAGGCAGGAACTCCTCCTTTGGCGTATAAATCGTCAGCGGCTTGCCATCGGAAATCACGGCATGCTCAAGAGGAACTGCTCGCCACTGAGTGCTGATGAGCCAGAGAGGGACCTGCTTGAGATTCGCTAGCCAGTTCGCGAAGATCTGGGGGCTCGATAGGGTGGCCGACAGAAGGATGAGGTGGACCGTGGGTGGGAGAAGAATCAGTGTCTCCTCCCACACGTGGCCCCTGTCCTTGTCATTAATGTAGTGAACCTCGTCAAAGATTACTGAATCTAGACCGTCCATGCTCAGGAGAGACGTTGCACCAACAGACTCTGTGAGAGTACCCTTCTTGAACAGCAAGTTCCGCAGAATCTCAGTGGTCATGATAACAATCTGAGCGTTCGGAATGAACTTTATGTCACCAGTCATGATGCCCACGGTCGCATCAGGGAACATGTGCTTCAGGTCGTGGTACTTCTGATTGCTGAGGGACTTGATGGGGGTTGTGTAAAACACTCGCCCGCCACGCTGGAGACTCTTGGCAATCTGATACTCACCCACAAAGGTCTTCCCTGACCCTGTCTTTGCTGTAACAAGCACGTTCTCACCCTGCTCAATCGCCTGGATGGCGAACTGCTGGAACCGATCGGGCTGATACTTGGTCACCAGGGCGGGAGTCAGGGGAGGGGTGGGAAGAGGCTCATCGTCGGTAACAATGCGGAGAAGAGACATTTGGGGTCGGACTACTTTATGTGACGCCTGCGTAATCAACTTTTTATGCGGTCATACCACCAACTTAGTGAAGATACCTGGATTGGACGCAAACACTGCTAGGGCAAAGGCGGCCAAGGAAAAATAAACACAGAAGGCCTGTGCTGGAGTCTTAGCGAATCCGTGAACTAACGTCTCTATGCAGCCCCAGATCCCTACCCACCAGAGAATTATCAGTAGAGATAATCCTACAACTTGAATTCCCATTTATAGGGAATTAGAATTTACCTCTGCCCGCTTTGCGGGCTTGGCCGCACCAGGCGTCGGCATATAATACACCAACTCTTCTCCGCCCAGTGAGCCCCACAGTGCATCGTTCTCTGTATAAATCTTCCCATCTAAGTCAAACTCCCAATGCAGAGTCATTCCATCACCTGAACCCATTCCGTAAGAGCGAACAAATTGGCCAACGTCAGTATATCTCACGACTCCCTTAACATTCTGACACTTCGTATAGGCAACCCCCTCCTTCAAGTTAGCACGATTACAGCGTTCCTCCATCAAAGGAATCAGCTTAGTCAACACTTTATCCCAGCAACCAGCATCAGAGGAATTGCTCATTAGACTTTTTCAATTCAGTCGTATACTATTCAACTTTTTCGACTGTGTCAGACTGCATCTGCACGAAAGACGATCCGCTCCTTCCAGTGCGGCAGACCCCTGTTCTCGTACCACGTGATCGTGTACTTCTGGCCCTCTGAAACCTTGGCCTTCACTGTAATACACCGCTTCCACTCGGGAATCCAGACTCGCTTCTCTGACACTGCAACTCCCTCCACTGATTTGACCGGCCCAGAGAGAACCTCCATGAAGAACAAGTCTCGCGTAAACGCCTTCTCTTGCTTCTGTCTCCTGTTCAACTCGGCCACCAAGGGGACAATATCAACGGTAAAAGGGGGCTCTGCAGGGCTGAGGATATCCTTGATGTATCTCTGATTCACGAGGTCACAGTATCTGCGAATAGGAGATGTAGCATAAGCATAGGCCTCCCTGTCCAGACCTGCATGAGCAACATCCTCATCTCTTGCATCGACATACTCTGCAGCATACATTCCCATGAAGGAGAAGCCGGTCTGATTCACCTTGCTGAGGAGCTCCTTCTTCTTCGCCGAGTGTCTCCTGAGAATGCCCTTTCCCTTCTCCCTCAAGAGCATACCAGCACGTGTGTTATAGAGAATCATAAGGGACTGGACCCAGAGGTGAGCATCTGCCTCGTCACCATCGGGGCTGAGTTGGGCGGATAGGTCACGGAGAGCGGACAGCTCAGGAATGCTGCCGACAAGCTCCGCTGCCTCATCGTAGGTGAAGGACCGGTCACAGCGAATGAGAGTCTTCGTCCAATGAAGATCCTCAATACGCCCCTCAGTCCATGTGAAGGCGAGGCTGAGGGCTGGCTTTACGCTTTGGCTTTGCCCGTCCACGGCGGGCAAAGGGTCAGGGAGTAGCGTAGCCGACTGCTCAGAGATGGCCGGTGGAAACATGGGGGCGAGGGCCTTGCCCTCGAGGGAGTAAAAGGTGGTTGCTCGGCGTCTCGCCACCGCATCGGTCGCAGAGGCTGCAGGAATCCAGGCGTCAACATCAGAGATGTGGATGTAGACCTTCCACCCGTCCGCTGTCTTACGAAAGGTGAAGGCGTCATCTACATCCTTGCACCCTGGAGGGTCTATGTGGAAGGTGAAGCCCTCCACAGTCTCCCTGTCCTCAGGGCTGAAGGAAGTGACTCCAGATGGAATAATCTTCCTCAGCTCCTTGTTACTGTCATAGGCGTAGCTCATAAGAAGCATGGCTTTTTCTGAATGCTCGCTAGGTTGCCCAAGAAGCTGGACAATGGAACCCTTTGGCATCTGGCTTGGTCCCTTTGCCTGAATCGGTTCAATGATGGCGTGGATGTTTGTGCTAAAGTCACGGAGGGAGGAGGCTACCGCAAAGGGGGCCCAGCGTCTGTCATAGGGGATGAAGCGAAAGAGGGGGTGACCGTGGCTACTCAGACCGTAACGCACCTTGGAGGTGAGCTCGAGGGTGCCTGAAATCCATTGCATTGTGTTGTGGGACTGGGATGTAGTCATGGCGGTACATTCATTTTTTCAGAAAAAATTGAACGCCCCCCGCCGCCCACCAGGCAGTCCCATCAATGGACACCAAGACCGAGGCTAAGGCCCGTTTCACCTACATCCGCACGGCCGACACCGTCCAGTGCCCCCACTGTGACTATGTCCGTCCTATCAAGAACATCTCTTCCGTCCACGAGCACATCAAGGCCAAGCACTCGGGTACCTTCAAGCACAAATGCAAGCACTGTCCCTACGAGTCTGCTGTGAAACAGAATCTAGACAGTCACATTCTGTCTAGACACCCTGAGCACTCAGAGAAGAAGCAAAAGGAGTTTGTCTGTCCCTCTGATTGCCCCTACGCCGCAAATACTCGGGGTCAGCTTCGTAGTCATTACTTGCTCAAGCACCTGACCAGCGAGGTGAACAGCATCCTGGGATCAACGCAAAACGGGCAGATTCTCTGCACGTGTTGTGGAGCTGAGTTCAAGAGTAAGCCGGCCTTCGTCTACCACGTAGTGAACTGCCTACCCCCTGAGATTCTGGCTGACGACGAGGTTCGGCAGGGCCTTGGCCTTTCTGCCAAAGATGCAGGTCAGACCCCTGCTCACACAGAGCCCTTGCCCTTGACTGCTGTGGATGCATCATAAACCTCCTCAGGACGCACAGTTCTCATCTTACTGACGTCGAGAACGACTTGATACACGTTGTACCCTAGGGCGGCAAAGGCCGCCAAGGCAAGTACCTCAAAGGCCCACTTGGGTGTATTGTAGTCGTTTTTTCCTATGTAGACGAGAAGTGGTCCCACGAAGAGAATGTGCATGATATTCACCCAGAGGGACGGAGACTTTTCCTTCCAGCGAATAACCGCCTTGTACAGATGATAGACAATAATAACTAGGCCGAGAACAGTGACCCCATGATAGACCCACAGAGGCACTAGGCCCCGAAAGAAGGCAATGTAAAAGAGGAGAGGAAAGACAACGAAGATATGAAAGATATACAGGCCGAGGCTCGTGCTCATCTCAATAGGTCATCGAAAGAAAAATCTGTTCAACATCGCCTCCGCATGTTCCAAGGCCCCTTCCATCCACGCCTGCTTCATACTATAGCTCTCTCCACATACATAGACGTCGGGGAGACGTACAGGAAAAGGTCGCATAATATCAACCGATTCCTTCGCAGGATCGTAGGAACCAGGAGTCCAGTACGTGCACCCATCAGCCCAGTAATAGGATTTCGTATAAAGGGGATTAGGGATTGTCTTCATGGGGAACGACTTACGTAGCTGGTCAAGAAGAGCCTTTGCAAGATGGGCCTTCGATTTAGTATGCCAAAATGTCGTATCGTCGGCATCCGTATACGAGCTCATGATAACCCCTTTTGCTGCATTTACGGGAATAATATGTCTAAGGGGTGCCTGGGTAACGATGCGAGGCATATCTTCGAACCACACCGACCGAGATGTTGGGGACTTGGGAAATACTGAGTAGATGCGAAGAAGAGGAGTCATCTTCAGATGTTTCAGAATGGGATAGGTCGAGAAGGGACGAATCTTCTTGAGAGCATTGGAGTGGACAGCGAAGATAATCTTCTTCGCCGTAAATGTCTTCATGCCATGGGGGGTCAAACAATGAAGATTCATAGGAAAAACATCTAGTGTACCGAACCCTGTTACACGGCAGTCAGACTGCACCTTGATTCCTCTGGCAGCCAGCTCAGCCACCATGCCATCTATAATTGCCGATAAGCCTTCCTTGATTCCGTAAAAGGATTCCGTTGCGGAAAATTCCTTAGGAAAGGCACGGTCTGCTCTGAGTGTCGTCAGTTCAGAACGGTAGGGGAAGTAGGAGATGAGCTCATCGACCACCGGGCGAGAGAAGAGTTTAGATAGAATCTCGTACATTGTGTAGTGACCAAGGGTCGCCTTTGGAGTCTTAGAGATGACATCCTGTATAGAAGACGAAATGAGGTTCCAGACATTCTCCTTTAGCTCAATTCCATCAAGGTAGGACGAGTCGGAGGAAATGGGGAAGCGTGTGAGACCGTATTTGTTACAGTAAGAGGATATCATCTTATGCGACTTGGGAATACGGCCCGCCCCTGCCTCCCATTGCACATCGCCGTGATGGATGGTGTCAACACGCCCCCCTGGCTTGGAATAGGAATCAAGGATCATAATTTTTTGGTGAGGGTATTTCTCGGAAATACGTAAGGCGCAGTGTAGGCCTGCTAGGCCTGCACCCACGACTATAAGGTCCATCTAATCTTCTACGCCGATTCCTTTAACCATTCCAGAAGCTTGGTTGGGTTCGATGTCTGATTGGGGCCGACGACTGCCCCAGGCTTGAGGAGGACAAAGTTAGGAATACTGCGTACACCACAGTATCCAGGAGTGTAGTTGTTTTCATCCACGTCGCACTTGTATACGGTATACCCACTCAGGGACTCGCAGATAGACTCCCAGTCAAAGCCACGGCAGGGGCCACACCAGGCCGCCGTGAAGTAAATGAGTGCGGGCTTCTCGGCCAGCTGAGGAGAGACACGGAGGGCCTCAAACTCTTCTTGTGTTAGGAGGGGAGTCATCTTTTCCTTGAAAGAGGCCATTTCTACTTACACCGAGGAGTAATCCTCCTGCTAAAACCGCACCGATGACGCCGAGGGAGAGAGAGTCGGTTGTCTCCTTGGAGCCCCCACCACGCTGGACAAATCCGCCCTTTTGGAGTGGCAGTGGGTCGTTTCCTGCGCCTCTAGCCCCTTGCGGGGCGTCGCCTGCTGCTTTAGTCGGTGCACCCGCATTTTCTTCTGCGGCATTAGTAGGACCCTTTGCCAAACCTGCCTTTGCCTCAATAGCTGCTGCCTGTGCGTCAATAAGCCTAGCTTCTGCTGCTGCTTTTTTAGCCTGTCCTTCTGCTGCCTCTGCTGCAGCATCTGCCGTCTTCATCATAGCACCTGCAACCTTCGGCACTCCTGCAGCGGGAATCAGATTAGCCACTTCCTGTAACATAATTCCAGCCTTCTCTGCAATGTTTACCATGGGCAGTACAACAGTTTCTATTTCGTTGGCTGGTTTGTGTGTAAGTTCTTCTTGTGTTAGTATCATTTGAAATTCTGGAGTAGATCTACCGAAATCATGAGACCCAATGTTCAATAACTTTGTCCAGAACATTGGCCTGCTCATCCCTTGAACAAAAATATTTAATGGGTTCACTGTTACTTGTACTGCATTGAAGAAGAAGGTTAAAAACATAAGGGGGTCGATACAGTGTAAGAATGCACCCCACATATCTCCAGCAATTGCCGAGGAAACAGGTCCAAATGGTAAAGAGAGGAGGAAAAGAAATATCCATATGGAATGTCCAAAGGGATTCTCTATTACCCTATTATTTAGTGTCAAAGGTCGAAGGGGTAGCCTTGGATTAGGTTGTGTTAAGGTACCTAGGACCATTGTTAAGAGCTGTTTGAAAAACCCAGAAAGACCTCGTGCCAAATCTTCAGATTTCGGATTATCTGCCGAGGGGCTAGCCGAGTGGCTAGGCAATGTAGTTCCCTGAAACTCACCACCTCGTTGAACCTTTGATGCAGCTGCAGGAGCAGGAGCAGGAGCAGCTGCAGGAGCAGGAGCAGGAGCAGCTGCAGGGGCTACCTTGGTGGACCCCCCAGTCCACATCCCCACTGCGACAGCGTATTGAAAGAGAAAGGGGGAGCCTAGGCCATGTGCATTTAAATCGTCAACGCTCGTAAATGCGAGTTGAAGTAAATCATAATACCACCAATATCCCATCGTGAGAGAGTTTATAATTATAAATAACACAGCAAGTATAGGTGCACGTAACATAACATAATGTAATCCAAAGCTGCCGAAGATAAGAGTAAAAAAGAACATTCCCCATTTACTGAATACAGGAGCATTCCATACGTCGACGTGAGAACCTGCAATTGCTTCCTGAATGAGAGTTGGGGCCTTCATTGGTGTATAGGGGCTTGGAATGCTTGGTTTAGAATAAGTGGGCGATTCCTGTGCAACAGGGGGTTGTGCAACAGGGGGTTGTGCAACAGGCTCTGGGTTCGCTTGAGCTGGCCGAACATTCGACGCCATTGATATTATACACGAAATAAAATCCCACCAAATCCATCCACGATGCGTAGGATATTGTGATTCAGGGCATAGATGCGTGCATTTGCCGTACCTCTCCTCGGTGTAACCAGCGTATTTAGTTCAAGCTGTAGAGTCATCGTATTTAATCTACTTGCATTCATTGAACCGCTTGGCTGAACATCCTCTGGTCGGAAACAGAAGGAATACGAATAGATGTAATCATTTATAGGAACCACTGTGTGATACTGAAACGGCTGGGCTAGACGAAAATAGTCTGCATTTCTTATATCAAAGCGGTCATAGCCCTCAATCCGTAAAAGGGCAGTAGAAATGAGATTCTGATAGGATGGTGCCGTTTCTCCAACTGAATAATTTGTATAATTAAAATACTGATTTGCATTTACGGCAACATCTCTTTGTATCAGCCAAAATAACTCTTTGATTGGATTATTAAATTCCATTGGAACTTGAATTGTTTGTGCACTAATATCGATTGGATATGATGATGTATATTGCACCTGCTCAATTAGATATTCGTGAGAATTTGACACAAACCGCCTTCTCTCTTCCAAGTCCAGGTGGATATAATCCCCGTATAACTGCATTGACGTAATACTCACAGGTTTCGCCGTCTGGTCACATGGGGTTGCCGTAGGATTATCGTTGATAAAGAGTTTGTTCAGAGGACGGAGAGTTATATTTAGCCTGACGGGATGATACTGGAGAGCAAGAAGCGGGAGGTACATCCCCGGGGTTTTGCAGAACCAAAAGCGAAGAGGAACTTGCAGGGTCAGAGGTCCGTATAATCCAACCATTGCACCGGATGCATTCCCTTGACTTTTACCCTGCACCTTACCAATCATTGCATTCCAGGCATCCTGCTTGTCAGCAGTAACTGTATAATTCGACCATAGTTCCATCCATTCTCCCGTCTGTTTATCGATTTCCTGTTCACCGATCTCGAAGGTAAGTTCTTGAAGGAGGGCATGACCTATTGCATTTGTGTAAGAGAGGGGAAGGCCAGTTACTGAATCTGTCAACGCCGGGAGGGTTATCTCTAGCCAAAGAGGGCCAAGAAGGTCTCCCTTCTTTGGAATTAGGCAGGTAAGACGACGGCCAAAGTCCGGTTGGGTGTCAAAGGGAATACTGGAGGATTCAATAGAGAAATTTGTATATCTGCGATATACCATCTTGAACCAGGTTACCTGGGGATTTCCTGTGAGAAAGACGTCTTGTTTCCCATTTGCTACTAATTGTAATAATCCTCCTCCCTGCGTCATCTGTTGTGTCTATTGATTCTCGTTTAACACCTTACGTGCGTGTTTGTCTTCATATAAAAAAGCAGTCACCGATAGAAGATGTCTAGAAACATCCCATTTATTGATGTTGATACAATTACATTAAGAAAAATATTTGCCCTCGGCCCCTCCAATACGAGATATCCCCCTATGCAGTTTCTCGTAACCGATGGAACTGGGGGAGCCTATTGGACAAATCTAACCGGTCCAACAGGCTTTCTGAGTAGTTTCACTGGAGCAACCGGTCCGCCCGGGTATACTGGGTCACTTGGACCAACTGGGCCCACATCAACAGTTACAGGGTATACTGGCCCGCCCGGATATGATGGGCCTACGGGTCCAACAGGGCAATATGGTCCCCAGGGCGTTTCAGGGCCCACGGGTGGAACAGGGCCATATGGTCCCCAGGGCGTTTCAGGGCCCACAGGCGTAACAGGCTCCAGAGGTCCCCAGGGTCCTACCTCGGGATTTACAGGGCAAACCGGTCCTACCGGGCCAACGGGTCCAGTGGGGCCTCATGGTCCTATTTCATCTATCACAGGTCCTACGGGTCCACAGGGATTTTTAGGACCCCCTGGTCCTAATGGTCCACAGGGTATAGCAGGTTCACAGGGTTCTCAGGGACCTGCAGGCAGAACGGGAGCCACAGGAATCTCCTTATTTATTCCTTACCCGTGGCCTCCTGCGACGGGTACAACGGGTACAATTAACATCAACGATGCCCTAACCGCATTAAACAATAACCTCACCCTGACTCCTGGAACTATTCAAACAGTTCTCAATTCAGACCACATCTATCCCTATGATGTCCTGTGGACTGCATCGAATAATACTGTCTTTTTCACTGACATCGTTAACAAAACCCTAGGCTATTCGATGAATGGCGATGTGGCCGGCTCAATCCCCCCTGGATGCCCGAATCCCACAAATATAGCATATAATAACACAAATTCAACGCTGTACATTACATCTGGAACTCAGATATATTCGTCTGTACTTACGTATGGTACAAGTGCAATAACAGGAAACTTTGCTCTCTATGCTGGTAGGGGGCCCGTAGGATTTTCCAATGGAGCGTCAAGTCGGGCATTATTCAACAATCTACAGGGAATCGCGGTAGCTAGTGATAATACAGTATACGTGGCCGACTCTGGAAATTTCTGTATCCGTCAAATAAATCCTAGCGGCACAGTCTCAACTCTGGTAGGAACAGGAGTATCTGGCTGGGTAGACGGAACGTCAAATACTGCACAATTCATCAATCCAACCTTTATTGCCCTGGATCCTGCTCAACAGAACCTCTATGTCTCTGATTCAACGGCCATACGCATGATTGAGCTCACTCATTATAATGTGAGCACAATTGCTGGTTCAGCGGCTAGAACTTCTGCAATAGTCGATGGGATTGGCTCTACCGCACAATTCTCCAATACTGCTGGCTTGGTTGTCGATTCAACAAATACTATCTACGTGGTTGATTCAGGCACGATGACACTGCGTAAGATAAAATATACCAATTCACTGTATCAGGTTACGAGTATAGCAGGACTAAATTCTCTTACGATTTCTGATAAGACAATTATCACGACCGGTAATTTTCAAGTCGCGAATTTTTACGTTCCACGTGGAATAACCATTGATACTGCATCCACCCTCTATATTGCTGATACGAATCACCAAGCAATTCGCTCGATAACTCCGTCGACCTTCACATCGCAAGCACTGCATGTGAATTCACTTACTGCTGGACTTATTCAGACAACTGTGACGGCGAATGGACTTGTCCTTGGAGATCCTTCGGGCACCTTTTATACTTCAACACCGAATCTTACCTATAATGCAGCGGCAGGTGTCTTACTTGTTACAGGTATTGCATTAAGCTCTGATTCCCGATATAAGGAGAATGTTGTACCTTTATCCAATTCTCTCTCGACTATCGACAATATAACAGCAGTCTCTTATACGAGAAACGATGAGTCGACAGGAAGGCGTCACCTCGGCTTTATTGCCCAGGAGATGGAAACAGTGTACCCCGAAGTAGTGGTATCTGACGCAGAGGGCATGAAGAGCATTGCGTATGCCAATCTCACGGCGGTACTTGTAGATTCTGTACAGGAGCTACACAGGGATGTGAGGACCCTGCGTGCTGAGGCGAGGACTTTGCGTGCAGAGATTACGTCGTTGCGTACCGAAGCCACGGAGATACGGGGGGAGATTGCCACTATGCGGATTCAATTTATGTAAAAATTGACGTATGCCACATGTTTAGAGTAAGTCTCCGCATATGATTTCATCTCTTTACGATGGTTCTCGCCTACGTACAATTGGTGCGAAGGAATTGACCAAGATTCCTATATGGAAAGGAAATCGCATAATTGATGCCGCACACGTACAGAAGATAAAGGACGGTATTCGTGGCAACGTGCAGAAGCTAGATTTCAGTTACAGGGTTGCCAGGATTACAGAGACAGATGCAGGAGGCAACCCTGTCACCATGTCCTATGTGATTGATGGTCAGCACCGACACAAGGTACTCTGCGACCACTATGAGAATCTGTGTGAGCCTGACTTTCCTGTTGTGGTTCTCGAAAAGGATATGAATAGTGAGGCAGAGATCATTTCCTATTTCAATGAGGTAAACTGTCAGAAACCTATTGAATGGAAATCAGACCCGATGGTCCTTGCGAATGAGTATATTGCGCAGCTTATTGCTGAGTTTAACTTTGGGGCGAAAAAGCTTATCCGCCAAGGGTCAACACATCGACCGTATTTATCTGTCGATGCGTTGAGAGATGCCTTATTTGCATCAAAGGATATGTTAAAGGAGGGGGGTGCAGCCGCCTTTGTTCGGAGGGTTCTTGAGCATAATGCAAATCGCCTGAAGCGTGCTGATATGGCTGTGTTAGGTGCTAAGAAGGGGGAGGCTGAAAAAATCCAGAAGGCTGCTGACCTTAGATTCATGCTCGCCGTGGACAAGAACCTTCCCTGGGTAAGGGAGTGTCTTCGGGCGTAGCCCTCAACCCCTTTGGTCTCACATCCTTTGGTTTGACACATCAAACCCTTTGGTCTTTCAGACCCAAGAAAGAATGTACCTCTTCGTCCGAGCATCATATGCCAGGTCGCACTCTGGAAAGAGTTTCTGCACCTTTAGCTTTACCTCTTCCGTAATAAGTGCACAGTTTTTCGTAAGGAAGTTGGGGAGACCACTGGTGTCTCTGTACATACCACTATCACATCCGTAAAAGGGCTCGGTGTAATACGTCTTGCCCTCCTTAGCTGCCTCTAGCACCTTATTCTCCACGTGTGCCACTACACCGTTGATAAACTGATTGAGCTTATAGTTATCCTCATGGGCCTTGAGCCCACGAAGGAAGGTGCGGGTGTACTGAGCAACTGCCTCCTGAGCGAACGCAAATGTAAGAACAAGAATAAGAAACATCGAGACTCCCTTTTGCTGTCGTGAGCGTGTCAATTTTTTTGCCCGAAGGGCCTCCACCCTGCTACGACAGGTCCTTTGCCCGAAGGGCCTCCACCCTGCTACGACAGGGCTAAACAGCTGCCTCTATATTCCTATAGGGATATGGCAGACATATGTGATACATGCTGCTCAGAATTTACTATACAGTTGCGTAAACAGCTGTCTTGTCCATACTGTGAGTACAAGTCGTGTGTGAATTGTGTTAAAAAGTATCTTCTTTCTTCAGCAACTGATCCGCACTGCATGAGCTGTCGGCGTGAGTGGAACGATGACTTCCTCGACCTAAACTTCACCAAGTCCTTTCGCACCGGTCTGTACAAGAAGCACCGCGAGGATGTGCTCATGGAGAGGGAGCTCGCCATTCTTCCCACACGCCAAACCCGTGTTGAGGCCACTCTCAAGATGCGGGCCAATATGGAGAAGCTCACAGAGTACACCGAGGAGCTCAACAAGCTGGAACTTGCTCGCAAGAAACTCTTTGTTCAGTACTCGACTGTCCGTTCCCAAGTTATCCGTTACACTGCCGAGGCCGATGGGCGTGAACCACCTGCATGGACCCTGGCCCCTGGAGAGGCGAAAACGGTCGAGAGAGCCAAGTTCATCATGAAGTGTCCATCATCCGAATGCCGTGGCTTTCTCAGCACAGCCTATAAATGTGGAACATGTCAGATGTGGGCGTGCCCTGATTGTCTCGTGATGAAGGGCGAGGAGAAGGACGCTCAGCATACATGCGATCCAGGCCAAAAGGAATCCGTTGCCTTGATTATTAAGGAGTCAAAGGGGTGCCCGAAGTGCGGTCAAAGGATATCTAAGATCGACGGGTGCGATCAGATGTGGTGTACTGACTGTCATACGGCATTCTCCTGGACGACCGGGCAGATTGTGAATGGCGTAGTACATAATCCCCACTACTACGAATTCCTCCGCAAGGAAGGCAACGGCGTTGCTCCTCGTAACATCGGGGATGTCCCCTGCGGTGGGATCCCTGGTTACACGAGGATCCATCGCCTCCTCAGGCCTAGTGCATCCACTGGAACTGGTGTTGCATACTCTGAACAGTCACGAGTCATTATAGCTATTCATCGTATTGCATCTGAGATCCAGGATCAGCGTATTGCGAACTACCAGGGTAGATTCAACGTGAATGACAATGGTGACCTAGGTGTGAGGTATCTCATGAAGGAGGTGTCAAAGGATGATATGAAGGCCGAGCTGGCCAAGAGGGAGATGAAGAGGAATAAGCATGCAGCCATTCGTGCAGTGCTCGAGATGTTTGTTAACACGAGCATTATTCTTCTGAATGCTCTGTGTGATGTGGGCGACGACGAGGACACAGGGCTACCAGAGAGAGTGCGGGTATGCCTGGAGTCGTTCATGAACCTCAGGAAGTATGTCAATGATACGCTGATGAATATCAGCCGAATGAAGCAGTGCTCGGTCCCGCAGATCACGGCGGGATGGCATTGGAGTGCCTTTAATAAAGTAACTCCGAAACCGAGAGGTCGTGCGGCTAATGCTCCTGCTGCTGTTCCTGCTGCAGAAGCAGATGCGACCTAACTTACTTCTGCTTCTTGGCGTCGTGCATCGCCATCTTCAGGGTGTAGCTCTTGCCCCTCGTCTTTCTGCCATTCTTAAAGTGCTTCATCACCTTCTCATTCCACGCCTTCAGACCAGGAGAGAGCTTGCGCTTAGTAGTACGCTTATTAGCCATTTCTACCAGAGGGAGAGAATTTATTGACTGTTGGCAAGGCCAAGTTTACCCATGCCCCAGATACGAGACTGCTCTACAAAGTCTTCACTCACAGGGACACTGTACGCACGAAAGTCGAACATACTCCCCTTGAACAGCTCATCCTTATTTGAGTACTGGCTAGTCGTTTTCCAATTGCTCTTGCCTAGGTAACAATTGGTCATGAGCCCTGTCGACGGTAAACAGCCATCGAGCTTGGTATATACTAGTGTGCCGTTAACGTAGACATTCAGTGCCGGACGAAACGCATCGGACGAATCTGCTGTTATAGTAATGTGCGTCCACTGCTTCAGTGGAATCACATTATTCACCGTAATCCTCATCTTACGGCTTGTCTTATCCCAGACCTCAAAAAGCAGCGTCGCCTTGTCGGAAGGTGTGCGTTCATCAGGCCTTACCGTACTCGGACTAAGCTTTCGTGGAAATACCTCAATGGCCTTGCACTCGAAATCATTCACATTGGCATCCGTCGTCTCCATCAAGTTCTTCGGAGTGGTCTCTGGAACATCCTGTTGCCCCGATGGTCCTGTCGGAACCGTTGATTCATTAGAATGCATGAGTCCAAAATCCCCCTTCCCAAGAATGCCTAGAAAGACATTGTCCTTCCCAGCCCCATTTCCAAAGTCGAAGATCTTCGCATTATTTGTAAACGCCTCAAACCTTACCCAGACCATCCAGGTGCGAAGAGCACGGAGAGGAACCCCCGTGCCTAGAGTCAGTGCATCACCGTCAAAGATACGAAGATACTGGTTGGTCCCGTTAAAGGTGAGTCCCATCTCACCCCCAGGCATCTCGTCGATAGTCATCGACCCCGCTGTCTGGACATTCACAGCAGCCAAGGTATCGTCCATAGAATTCGCAAAACGGAGCCATAGTTCACAGCCCTCGTAAAAGGAGAGCAGTTGTGCGACATCGGGTGGAGGATTCGGGTCAACCACATCTCTCGAGTCAAAGCCAGTATCCGTCGCCCTTACACACAGAGGCTGATAGGTCGAGTCGCGGTCAAGTAAGATGCGACAGTAATCCGCCCGCCCGTCATTATTTATGTCATTCATATAGTCATCCTTTGATATACGGAACCCCTTGGCTACGGAAGCCGTCCGAAAGGAGACGGAATCCAGATTTTCCGTCCCTGCGAGAGCACAGGCAAAAAAGAGATCCTCAGACCCCTTCTTCGCAACCATACGACAGAAATCATAGGCCACGCCCAGACGGCTCACGTCAGCGTAGTCATGAAAGTATCTGGGGTCTCGAATATAGCCAGAATCTTCGTCAGAAGGGCCGACATCAGAACGGGGGGCGGCGAAGGTACTCCAGAAAGAGGTTTGAGGCAGAACAGAAAATCCCTCAGTAACAGCTCGAGGAAGGAATACCTCGGTGAGTGCGACTACCGCAAGGAGTGATAGGGTTATGTAAAAGATAAGTGTGAACGAATCCACGTACATTCGGGATTGCTTCTAATGTTTGCGTTAGTAGATATGTCAGCCTTGGACGAAGAGGCCCACCAGGTTCAAGGGAAGAAACCCTTAGCAGAAGGCTCCTATGGATGTATCTATCACGAAGAGGATGCACCCCCATGCAAGTCGGACCGGGCAAAGGGTAAGGGGGATAAGAGAAAGGTACGAAAGGTTCTGGAAAAGGAAGATGCCAAGATTGAACTCAGCATCGCAAAGCTCATCCATAGCATACCTCTCTGGGAGTACTATTTCGTTGTGCAAGAGAAGACTGGGTGCACAGAGACAAACTTCAGAAAGGCCCGTCCCATGTACGAGGGCTTCTGTAAGATATTCAAGAAGACACAGAATAGCAATCTCGTCGAACTTGAATCTCCTTACCGAGGGATATCGCTCAGAAACCTCCGTATCACCGAATCCTTCCTCTTCGTCGAGTCACTGAAACATATGCTCACCGCACTCTCCCTTTTACACAAACAAGGCATATGTCACTTCGACATCCATGCAGGGAATATCTTAGAAGAGAACGGGTTCCTCCGTTTGATTGACTTCGGTAGTGCATTCAAGAGCGACTATATTGACAAGGAGGTCATTCACAGACACAGTTATATGTTCACCTCGGACTTTCCTACCCAGCCACCTGAACTATCGATCCAGAATGGAATCTACCACAACCTATCGGTCGAGTATTGTATTGATGAGCTTCTGGAGAACAGAGAAGTATTTCGCAATGGACTTCCATATACAGGTATAACAACCTTTTATGTCAAGTCTAAGTTATCGCTGATTGGAAATTATATCGGGACGACGGAAGCAGAGTGGGTGGCCTTTTATAAGAAGCACTGGAAGAAGTTCGATACCTGGTCGGTTGGTGTTGTCTTCTTTAACATCTTGAAACAGTGCATGCTCTTACCCTCCTTTCGACCGGTATGGAAGAAGCACCAGACCCTCATCACGACAGTACTGCGTGGATGCCTTGAACCCCATCCTACTTGCCGTTTCTCCTCCGAAGAAGCCTTGTCTTATTTCTCCTCTGACGCACTAGCCCCAGAGAAGGCCTCTGTGGTAGACGAAAAGATACCCGCCTCGTTTTTCTGAAGCGTCCACTTGAGAAGCGTCCACTTGAGCGTCCACTTGAGAAGCGTCCACTTGAGCGGCCGCCAAGCCGTCTCCCCCCCTTGGGAACTGCCGCATGAACAACCGACCGAGAAATACAGAAGTAACCGCAAAAGTGTGTATAGTTTAGTTTATCGGGCTTATCCGAATAATCAAAGTTGGCCCTACGTACGTCAGCAATCTTATGTCCCAGAGCGTCCCTGTCTGTTGCAGGACCCTGGCCGCCCTTGTGAGAAATATAGCCTGTATTATCTACGCGGAGAACATGGTAGTCACGCTTACTATCAATGATAAAGGCTATCTTAGATGTCCCTTGGGGACAACGTTCCTCATACTTAACGGGGATATATTGCCCCTCTCTGTATCTACCGTCTGTCGAATACTTACTATCACCATATAGACGAGCAATTAAATTAGGACATGTTTTTTCAACCATGGGAATCCAATCCGATGCCTCCCCTGGTTGATGGGTGTTACAGATGTTCTCCTTCTTGCATTTGTCTGCGAGGAGGTCAGAGAGTATATTCAAGGCATAGGCGAAACAATTGTGTACCGTCTGATATCCAGGTTGATTCCACCATTCGGGTCTGTAAGGAGGCTCGTATCCATTGAGTGAGGCCGTGAGCCTGGCCTCACCTACGGTGATGTGGTTCGTGCAAAAGGCTTCCTTTCCGTGGGGAGGATAGGGGCATGTATCATAC